GAGCGCCGTCCAAGATGTCGCCGTTGAGGATGACCATCTCGGGCTTGAGCTTCTTGGCGAGCCGACAGAATGCCTCGTGCGCGACGGTGACGACGCCGGGCCAGTAGTGGCAGTCGGAGGCCACCAGCACCACGCCGTCCTCGATGGTGTCGTGCATCTCGCCCTCGTACTTAACCGCCCGCTCGGCGGCGAGCTTGCTGGCGCGGAAGGCTGCGCCCGACGGGCCTCGCGTGTTCTCGTTGCAGACCCTAGTGTTTTCAGATTCGAGCACGATGCCGTGCCGCGTCTCGAGCGATCGGCGACGGGTGAACACTTGCCGCACCGAGAGGTTGAGCGCCTTCGCTACATCTGCTGGACGCTTGAGACGCTGCCACGCCGCGATGAAGTCCTGATCCGATGCGGTCATCATGACTTGGCTCCCCAGTCGAATGTCGTCAGGGACTGGTGAAGTAGGCTCGCCAAGTTGTCCACGAATACCTCGTCGTGCGATAGGGGATGGTTCATCTCATCGAGCAGTGCATGAGCCCACTCGTGGCAAAAGGTCTGCTGGAGTTCGGTGTCGCCCTGATCGCCGCGCAGGTCGATGCGGTGACAGGCAGGGTCGTACATCCCGACGGTATCCATCGAATGCGGCCAGCGACTGCGAGGGATGATGCGCACGGTGAGTCGATGCCCGTGCAGTTGGAACCGCCTCGGGATCTGCAACCGTGCATAGCGGCTCATCTCACCCAGTCCTGAAGTTCGGCAAATCGGGTCGCGTCTCGTTCACACGCGGCGAAGTGGGAGGCAAGAGCCTCTCCAACCTCTCCCGCGTCGCTGGACTCTCCGGTGGCACCATCAACCCCGGCGGCGGTGTCGTGACCGGCACCGGGCAGGGGACAGGCTTGTGAGCGCAGCCGCCCAGCAAGGTCACGACCACGCCGGTCAGCAGCACCGAGTTTCGCCTGTAGGTCACGCTCTACCCCCTCGCGCCTTGCGATGTCAGCCCTGTATGCCGCATGAGCCGCAGCCAGAGCCTCTCTCGCGGCCTTCTCAAACTTGGCGATATCAGCGGACCAGTCCGCCCTGACAGCCGCAGAGCCAGCGTCACGGCCCGCCCGGTACGCATACGAAAACCCGAACCACCCGGCAGCGAGTAGGGCGACGGCAACCGCCGCCCAGACCTTCACGCCTGCGGCTCGCCCTTGCGTTTAGCCAACACCGACCACACAGCAGCAGCGATCGTGGCAGCAGCGCCACCCACCGCAGCGATGGTCTCGGCATCCGCAATGCCCTTCCCGACCAAATAGCCACCGATGGCGGCAACGACAGCACGGACAATGCCCGCAATTTGTTCAGCACTCATGATTCACCTCGCTCTGTAATACGATCAGTTGACGGATAAACGCACAGATTTCGCTCGCGGATGCTGGAAATGCGGGAACTCGCGGAACCGCTTCCACCGTCCCGCCCACTCGAGGCCAGCCTCCTCGCCGAGTTTCCCGACTTTTTGCCAGACCGGAGCGGTCGCAGACCAGACCGGCTTGCCATTCACCAGCGGCACAATGTCTACGGCCAGACTTGCAGGCTTGCCGTTGAAGCGGAAATTGTGCATCGACTGGCCGGGCTTCGCATTCGTCACCTTGAGGCCGGGCTTCGTGCGCCCCTGCGCGTACAGTCGCGCCTGTTCCTCATCGCTTCGGTAGGTGCAGGTCACGAGGATGTCGATGTCGTCATGCTTGCACGCCGAGAGAAACGCATTTACGAGCGGACGCATCAGCGGGTGCAGGTCCTCAAGTCGGCGGCTGGTCATGTCAGCCGATCCCGACAGCCCGCAGCAACGCCATGCCACCGACCGTGATAGCCGCCACGATGGCGCGGTCAACCCACTTGGCCGAGTGCGAACTCTCCCACCCGGAATGCTCCAGCTTCTCAACCCGGCGCTCGATGCGCTCGATTGCCGTAAACGCACGCTCCATCGCTTCTGCCGTCTGCAACTGGTTCTGCTCCACAAGCGCAAGTTTCGTGATGGCATCGGACAGCTTGCCGAGCGCCGTCTTGATCTCGCCCACGTCTTCGTGCAACAGGTTAAGTCTGACCGCAAGGATGTCGGAATCGTTCGCCATCGATTAAATCCCGAGCACTTCACGCCGAGGCGCAGAGGCCGCAATCTGCTCGGCCCTGGCAAACCGCTCCGCAGCCTGACCCGCAAGCGGAGCCGCCGCGAGAAGTTGCTGCATCTGTGCGGCCTGCTGATCTGCCATGTCCATGGCCTCGAGCTCCTCGTCCGTCCGCAGCGCCTTGGCCGGGACATTGTTCGCCTCGGCGATGACCTTGAGTGCCTGGTCAGCGTTGATGCGCCGCAGCACCTTGATGTCCCCCGACGCTTGCGCCACCGGCAGGATCGCCTCGATGGTGCGCAGGATGCCTGCAGCCTCTTCGGCACGCATCAGCCGAGCGAGCGGGCCGGTGTACTTCGGCAGAATCTCGCCACCCGCCATCACATAATCCATGAGCTGCGGGGGCGGTACGGGCAACGCGCCAGACGCCGAAAGCAGGTCCAGCTCGCGCTCGATGATGGGGCCGATGAACTCCGACTGTTGCCGACCCATCGTAGGCCCGAGCAGCGCACCCTTCTCCTGCGCTCGCTGCATGACCTCGGTCGCCGTCATCACGCGGGGACTCTCGACCAGAATCTGGAACAGCGTGACAAGGAACGAATCGTTCACCGCCCTGCGCTTCTGGTCGGCCATCTCCATCCCGATCGGCAGGTTCCCGCCAGTCATCAGGGGTTGAACCAACGGCGTACCATCCTCTCGGAGGTAGCCGTAGTTCAGTGCATTGGGGCGCACCGAGAAGGCATTCAAGGCCCCCTCCTCGGAGAGGATGAGCGGCGGGTCGACCATGCGGTGCGCCATCCGAAGCATGGTCTTTTCCATTTCCTGCAGGGACTTGATGTCGGCCAGAGCCTCCATCGCAGGTGACCGCCCATAAATCTCACGCGGGCCGGTGACATACCGACCCACCGCATACGGCATCGAGCGATAGCCCGACTCTGCCAGCAGCGCATCACCCTGCCGGGCAACATAGCGCGACATGAACTGCATCCCGTCTGCACCGGCCTTGCCCGACTTATACCCGTCGTTCGGCTTGACGCAGTGGATGAACTCGAACATGTCGTTCGCTTTCGCATCTCCCGCAGCCTTGATACCTCGCGGGAGCTTGTCAGCCCAGCCCGGCACCTGCATCGCCTGCCGCGCCGTCAACTGGAAACAGCGGTACACCGTGTCCACCCGACCCGTATGGTCGAGGTCGATGACAATCTCGGAGAGCGGGATGGCGCGGTACCGCAAGGTCACGCCTGGGATCTCGTCGATAAACAGCGTCGAGGTGCCGAACGCACCGAGGCTCATGTAGCACTCGAACACCTGCGAGGCGAAGTTGGCGGTCGGCGCATACCGCTGCCGGAACAGGACATCGCGCAGGGAATCGCACCACCGCTGCACCGCCACATTCTCATCGAGATCGGGGATGCCGGTATGCAACCCGTGCCACATCTGCGTGGCGGGTGTCAGCATCGAGTCCATCGCGGCAGAGAATCGGGGCAACGCTCGCTGCGCCGTCGAGTCGAATATCTTCTCCGACCGCTTCTCGCCAGGTGTGCGCTGGCCGGTCATCTCGGCCATCGACGGCCAGACGCGCTCGGCTACCTCCTGCCAATGGTTCTCCCAAGTGCCACGAGCGCCCTTCAGCCGGTCGTATCCTTCAAGAACTTCAACAGCACGCACATCGGCCATCACGCCCACCCTCTTGCCGGATTAGTAGGCACATTGATTGCTATTTTGTTAAGCATATTAGCATCAAAATTGCTTGCATTTATAACACGCAAATTAGCATGAAAACCGTCTAGCAGTTTCATTTCCGGCACTTCGCCCTCATTCCCTCGCAGCATCTTGCCGGTCGGCGCGTAGATCGCGCCTATGACATCGAGCGCGTACCTGTGGCCGTCTGTGACATGCCAGCCGCCCTCGCCTTGGGTCACGACCCCTGCCGCCTCTAGTGCGCTGTAGAGGGCTGCGGCGGTGGTTGCGCGGAGGTAGTAGTCGGTCATGCGGTTAGTGCCTGCAAGGTGGTGTCGGCGAGGCGGGTGGGGTAGTAGGCGATGCGTTGGATGTAAGAATTTGAATACTGAACCACCCCATTTGTCCCAATAAACAAGGTTGTGACGGTCGGTAACGTCCCGCTTGTGTCTGTTCCCACAGAGCCGCCATTCTGAGAAATTGCAAAGTCATTGACTTTGTATGCACCCGCAACTTTAACTGTTGCGTTATTTGCAAATGATTGCGACCTGCTTATATCGCATTGGTCAGAGCCGCCAT